CACCCCGCCGCGCGTCCTGAAGAGATAATCGGTATGAATATCTTTGGCGTTGGTCTTGTTTCAGCCGCTTTGGAATATGCGAATATAGACCGCGAGGTTAGTGCTTATTTAGCACGCCTCTTTGCTAATAATACAGTCCCGCCGCTTATTGCAAAGTTTCCAGAAAGGTTCGACCAAGACGAATGGCAAAAACTGAAAAGCGCTTGGAATGAAGAACTACCAGACTACAAGCTCCGAGCTTTGCTTGGAGGTGGAATGCAATTAGAGTTACCGCCGAAAGGCGAGCTATCGGTAGGCTATGACTCTGTTAGCAAAGATGTAAGATCTCAAATTTCGCAAGTCTTCGGCGTGCCTCCCGGTATGCTAGATGGATCATTCCAAAACCGAGCGACTGCAGAGGTTCAATTCGCAATCTTTAGACAAAACACAATCGATCCCGAAGCGCTCTATATTGCTGAAGAATTTACACGCCATTTCCGTAGATGGGAAGAGGATGTCTTAATCGAAGCTAATCCGTATGAATATGCAGACCCCGATGCTGATATGAGACAAGAAGAGTTTGAGCTTAAATGGGGAATCAAGACAATTAATGACGCAAGAGGCGAGCGCGGATATGATCCGATACCAAATGGAGATACGCCGCTTATTGCAAGTGGTTTTGTCCCGCTTAACACGGCCGTAAATCCCGCTCCCGTGCCTTTTGCGCCTCGAAATGCAGAGACCCGAAGCCTAACAGCCAAGCGGGCTAAATTGCCTCTCATAACAGCCGAATACAAGGACTACTTTTGGAGGCAATTCGATGGCATTACCGAGACTAATAGCGAGCGCTTTGATAGCGTAGTTAAGATGATTATTGCACAAGTCAAAGAGCAAGTATTCCAATAAGCAGATGAAGGCATATTGAGTCTTGAAAGTGTGGAAATCTCTGATAAAGACTTTGAAAAGTATGATGAGATTATAGCAAAAGCATGCGATAAAGTGACTCAACAATTATTACAAGAGCTTTCAATTGGAGAAAGTGATTTAACAGGCGTTGTAGGTCAAGAAATAAAGCAAATGGTAGCCGATTCAAGTGCTCAAATCAAAGATTCAATCGGAATCATTAAAGAAGAAGTGCAAAAGACACTTGTAGACAATGCAGACAAGACAAAAGAAGAGCTAAACAAGATATTGACTGATAAATTCGATAGCCTTTCAACAAGCAGAGCGAAAGCAATTGCAAATACGACAAGCGCAAATGTAACAAGCGGTATGCAATACGCGGTCTACAAAGATCAAGGCTTTGACATGATGTGGCTAACACAAAGAGACGGCCGTGTAAGACCCGCTCATGCTTCGATGGAAGGTCAAAAGCAAGGCGAAGACGGATATTTTACCGTAGCAGGTGAGAAAACCACACGCCCTCTCGGTGCGGGCTTATCGGCTGGTAATTCAGTCAACTGCAGATGCCAATTATTCCCAGTGGAAAAGTAATAAAAATAGAGGTTTTAATATGAATTTAATAACACGCGAGCTGAACCTACAACTTAGGGACGGCTACGAAATGGAGGAAGGCTACGAAGAGAAAGAGAATGATCTCTATACTTTCGTAGTTTCAACTCCCGAAGTAGATCGCTATGGGACAATCATAGTTCCAAGCGGAATAGACTATACAGCATATCTAAATAATCCCATAGTCTTAGCTCAACATGACTCGGACAAGTGGCCTATCGGTCGATGTTTGGGTTTTGCAATGAATGGCGAAAACTTGGAAGCTACAATTCAAATTGAGTGTATTACCGAAGAGGGTAAGAAACTCAATAAGCTAATCAATGCAGGTTTTGTCAAAGCCGTATCAGTTGGTATCATTCCAAATGAATACGAAGAGCAAACAATCGACGGTCAAAAAGTGACTGTTTATACAAAGTCCGAGCTTGTAGAGTTTAGCGTCGTTTCAGTTCCGGCAAATCGCCAAGCCTTGCTTAAGAAATCAATCAAGACTCTTTTACAAGATTCAATTCAAAAATACAAAAAGGAAAGTAGAATGTTAACCCCAGAGATCGAAGCCAAGATCAAAGACGAGCTTCTCCCTGCAATCAAAGAAGCGTTTGTCAATGAGGTAATTAATCTCGGCTTTTCACCTGAAGAAGCCGAAGCATCTGTAAACGCTTTTATTACTGCAGGCGCTCCTCCTATGCTAGCAGTTTTACAAGGCGAAGTAGAGCCTGAAGTAGCCGAAGAACCAGCCGCCGCCGAGCCCCCAGTCGAAGTGGTAGCCGAGTCCATCGAGGCTAGTTTCGAGGTTCCTGAAACTCGCGTAGGTAAGAAAATTGCAGCTTCAACACAAGCGCAAATCAGTGAAGGTATGGATATGATTCAAAACGGTTACAAGATTATCAAATCTGCAGTAGCCGGCGAAGCAGGCCGTTCAATTACTTTGAACATGCCTAAAAAACTTACAACAGAAGATCTTATTAATTTAATCTAAGGATATTGCATAATGGAAAACATTATCGTAACAAAAGACCAACTTAAAGAAGTTGTAGACCGCAAAGTAGCCGATCAACTTCGCACACAAAAGCCATCAAGTAACAATGGCTTTGTAACAATCAAAGCGGATCACGACTCACGCCGTGACCAAGCTCGCGTAGTAGCTGATTATATTCTTGCAGTTCACAAAGGACGCGATGGCGTTGCAGACGAAATCGCACGCAAGGCAAATGAAAAGTATATCACACGCGCAAACTTCAATACTGGTACATCCTCACAAGGTGGCGCTGCAGTTCCTCAGTTTTGGGTAGAAGAGATCATGTCTTTTGCGGATCAATATGGATATGCAAGAGCACTCGCGAAGATCTATCCAATGCGCGGTAAGACTGAAAACTTGGTAAGCTCTGGCGCGTTTACAGGCGCGGTAGTTGCCGAAGGTTCTGGCTTGACTTTGACTGACTCAACTTCATTCTTTACAGCTACAGCGATGACTGCAAAGAAAATCGTTGCAGGTGCTATCGTTTCTGAAGAGCAACTTCAAGATGCTACTCCAGCATTTTTGGATTATGTAGTGAACGGTCTTGGCCGCGCTCTTGCTGAAACAGAAGACAAGCAGTTTTTCAATGGCGATGGTAATTCTCCAAACTTTACAGGTTTAACAGGTATCTCCGGAACTACAACAGTTCGCCAAGGTGGTGCTAATAACTCTGGTAAAGATACATTCGGCGAAATCTCTTGGACTGACCTTTGGAACTTGCGCCTCGGTGTAAATTCCGGCGTTGGTGCAAATGGTGCTTTTGTAGTGCCTCAGTCAGTTTTCGGATTCTTGATGAAAGAAACAGCAGGCTCACGCCCTGTTTTCGACATGGTGCGCCCTATCGAAGTTACTTCAATCGGTCTTACAGCTCTTGCAGGTAATTCATACTTTACACCAACAGGCCGTCCGATGCATGTCGTACCAGATGCACTCTTCCCAACTTCAGCAGCAAATACAGCGTCTGCATTCTATGCTGATTGGAATCAGTTCACTGTTATGGGTATCCGCGAGGATGTAACAGTAAACGAATACAAAGAGTATTTCGGTGCGACTGGTTTGGGTGGTACACATCAAAAAGGTATCGAAGTAGTTGAGCGCGTTGCTTTCGCATTCCCAGCTCCAAGTGCTATCGGTGTTCTCAAAACTTCAACAACCTAATTAGGTGATTTATGCTCGTAGATGTAATTCTAATCGAGCCGTATAAAGGTGTTTCGGCAGGGTATGAGACTTCTCTCCCTGCCGAGATTGCCGAGGCTCTTATTAAAGAAGGCAAGGCGAAAGATGCAAAGCCCGCGCCAAAAGTAGAAACAAAGAAAACAGGTAAATAACCATGCCATATACAAGCGCAAATCCGAGGGCGTTCAATGCTCTCATGACCTTTCTTAATTTGGAAGTTAATGGCGATCCGACCTCCGAGGATACGGCGCTGTATACTTGGTTTGATGACCTGATAACAACTTGCTATGTAGAGGCTGAAGGCTATTGCGGTCAGCCTCTCCGTAGTGGGACGATATATTACCAATTTTACGCCTCAAAAGCTCAACGCGGCCTCGAAGCGAATCACTCATGGAAATATATCCCCTACAATGCTAACACGGCTCTTACGGCTTTGCAGTGGCGCGAGAATGAGTTTGCAACTTATGTGAACTTTGACGCGGGTAACTATGCATGGAACGCCGAGCCGTATGCTAATTACATTGTCTTTCGTGATAAGACAAATGGACAATTCAAGGCGACGCTAACAACTGGCTTCAGTGATGCGTCTATGCCTTATACAATCTTGCAAGGAATAGCCGAAATGGTCACTCTTGCATACAAGCAAAGCCCTCAAGGCGGTAATTGGTTCGGGCTTAACTCAGTCGCAACAGGCGGCGCGGGTCAAACAGTCAGCCAATCACTCAAAACCGATATAGGATGGCATAAATACTTTGCGCAGTTCGTTATACCAACGGTGTAATAATGATTAATAGCGAAGCTTTAAAGGGCATTTTACGGCCTGTTATTCTGAAGAGCTTGGAGCGCATGCCTTTTGTGATGCAGGCGTATATCGGAGCTAATATGAACTTTCAAGGTCAAGCCGATAGGATAGCGCCATCAAAGAGCGATAAGCTAACAACTTACTCAGGCGCTCTCTTCCGTAGCTTCACAAAAGGTCAGCCCGGTAATGTTTTCAAAGTCTCACAAAATGGAGATAACTTTGAAGTAGAATACGGGTCAAGCATAAAATACGCAGCTATTCAAGAATTTGGTGGCTTCATAAAGGCTACTCCCGTGACCGTAATTAAAAGCAAGAGCGGTCGAAAGATGAATAAGTCAACTTATGTTATGGCTCAGTTTTTTTGGGCTAAGTATTACACTACTAAACAGCCATACTTCAAACGGCTTGCTCTTAGTGTTGAAAAGAAAGGCGGCGTAAACATACCCGCCCGCCCGTACTTTAATCCTGCGGTCGATAGACTTCGAAATGATACCAAATTCGCAAGCGATATAAAACAACAAGTCATAAACGGAATACAACAATGGCAAGAGAGTCAGCGGCGATCAAATCCATAGCAGATAGACTCCGCACAATGAGTGGGGTCAAAGTCTATGACCAAGTAATGCTAGATAAATGGAATACCTATCAGTTCCCTTTTGTCGGCGTTTTGTCAGGTGCCGACGCTCGCGAGGTTATTGGACTTGAAGACGATTCTGCTTTTGCAAATAAAGGCACTTTGGATATGTATTTACTTGTCGGAGTACAGGTAAAGAAGAATAGCACGGCGGGCAAAGCTAATTTACGCGAGGCGCTTGCAGACTTATGCGAGGCAATCGAGAATAAGCTCACAAACTACAAACCCGATGTCTATGAGTCAGATTATGAGCGCACTTATTTTGCGCCCGTGCATTTTGTCGACGCTCAAGCGGTCACATTTAATGACGATGAGACAAAAGGCATATCTTTCATGACTTTTAGGACGGTATATTACAGAGGAGATGTATGAAGTTAAGTGCATGTGTAATCTTTCAGGATGGAGATGACCTGAAAGGATGGAGGGATTCTTTACCGAGTGATAATGTCGAAGTCGTAGCACTTCGCACGGCGGTAAATCCGAAACTGAAAGAGCCTGTTTTTCAAGAAGTCGGTCGCATTGATGACCATATAGTTCTCTCATGGGAATATCCAGACTTCGAAGAGTATTTCGACTTCAGTTATTGCAGAAATAAGCTAGATGAGTATGCGACTGGTGATTGGATTTTGCACATGGATTCAGACGAGCGCCTTGCAAGTCCTGAAGATGAGTTTTGGCAATACATCGAAGAGCTTAACAATACCGAAGCGGTCGCGGCTTATCTATCCATTGGAGGATGCAATAATGATCTAGATCCGCAATATACGCATATTCGCAAACGCTACAACATACCGGCAATGCGACTGCATAGAAGAAGCGCGTTTCTCAAATGGCAAAGAATATGCCATGAGACGCTCGAAGTAGATCCGAATGGAACGGTCGTAGCTGATACTGACATATTGCTATACCACAAAGGATATAGCCAAGACACTGAAGTCTTAATGCATAAAGCAGAACGAAACGGCGGCTTGATGGTAAGAGAATACACACGCGATAAATCACAAAGAAACTGGGATTATTTAGTTAACACTTTCGCATATTTAAAACAATTATCTAAGAGGTAATATCATGGTAGTAGGCGGCGCTAACCTTAGCGTATTCTATACAGCAAATGAACTCGGTACAGCCCCTTCAGTCGGCTCTACTGCAATTCATACAATGAAGCGCAAAATCAAGACTTCATTAACACGCACAACTTTTACAATCGATCAAAACGAAGACAATCCAGAACTCACTTCATTCCTTGAAAACTATGCACCTATTACAACTGTCACTGCAGATCAAGGGGAATATGAGGACGGGACAAAGTTCAACTCTTCACAAGCGACAAGCGATACACTTTTGCAAATCGTATACGGTGGTGTTGATACAACTCTAAACAAGCGTAAGGTTGTTTTGATGCTATGCAAATTGGCGCAAGACGCGGGCGCGTTTGACCAAGAATCAGGTAAGTACACAAAGCCAAAAGTAGGCGGCGATGTGGTAAATAACGATACAGACTTGGTTATCCCTGCAACTTACTTTTTGACTACTCTTGTAAGCGGTGCGACTGCGGTCACAATCCCTTCAAAGATTGGTTACAAAGAGATCTGGTTTACAGCCCCTTAATTCACACGGGGCGGGCAAAACCCGCCCCATTATTTTTACTATGGAGATAGCATGAAATTATATCTAAACGAAACAGCACACGAAGTAGCACTCTATTCAAAATTGACCCCCGCTCTTTATGACAAGGTTACGCCGCTTCTCTCAGAACTTGCAAATACTAAAGGCGCGCAAGCAGCCGCCGAAACCGAGATTATGGAGAAGGTATTTAGCCGCGAGAGCCTTGCAAAAAAGATAGACTTAACAAAGGGGCAAGACGCTTTTAAGGACATTATGCAAGAGTTCGAGTTCCAAGAAATTGTAAAGACTGCATATTTAAAAGTCCGAGCAAATCTATTCGAGCTTATCAATGTCGATGAAACTACCATACCGAAAATCTTTGAGTTTGTAAAGGCCGTGATTGACGAGCCTAAAGTGCAAAATACTGAGCTTTTGAGTGGTATTCAGTCCGAGGCTTCAAGCGAGTTTTGGCAAAACCAAGACTTAGACGGTATTTTGGACTCACTAAAGTTTTTTCGTGAAACGGTATGCCGAAGAGTCCGCATTATGTGAGTACTATCTTGAAGACTTGACGGTATTTAACGATCCAGACGATGACGAGTATGAAGAGACGGACGGAGATGAGAGTGCTTATTACCTTGGCGAAATTGTAGGCTCATATTGGATATTCAAAGGCGTTGCAGGCGGCGATCCTGCAGCGTATCTAAGACTATATTACGATACTCCGCGCGTAGATGTAATCCGTACTTATGCTTACACAATAACTTACCACAAAGAACGCCGCAAAATGGAGCGCAGAATCAATGGCCGATGATATCAAAATTAAACTTGGACTGGATGCAGCCGAATTATTCAATGGTCTGAATAAAGTCACTACCGAACTTAATCAGGTGCAAAATGAGTCGAAGCAAACCGACCAAGCACTTGATAAAATGGCTGATATAAATACTTCGGGAGCCGTCGCAGATGTCAACAAGCTATCCGCGGCGATTGATGGCGTTGGTGATTCTGCAAGCGGTATAAGTGGTGTATTTGAAGGACTCAAAGGCGGGCTAGGTGACGCTCTTAGCGGTGGCTTGATTGGAGGGCTTGTAGGTGGTGGCTTGGCCGCTGGCGTGCAAGCGGGGGTCGGTGCTATCGTTGATGGCTTTGGGGCGGTTGTAGATGCAGGACGCGGTCTTATTTCCGCACAAGGTGATTTGCAAGCACAAACAGGCGCAACGGGCGCGGAATTTGAGGCACTGAAAAATGCAGCTGATGAGGCGTTTCTCGGTGGTGTTGGTGAATCAGTAGCAGAAGCTACAAAAGTGATAAGCAATGCAAAGGTAGTGCTTAAGGATGCCTTGCCTACCGACCAAATCGGAGAATTCGTAAAAGGCGCGCAAGCTCTTGGTAATTTGTATGAGAAGGATGTTAACGAAGTCATTGCAAAGTCAACGCCGTTTATTAAGCAGTTTGGGCTTGATGGTCAAGAAGCATTCGACTTAATTGCATTCGCCGCAAAAGAGGGTAAGACTTCGCAAGACGATGTACTTGATACGCTTGCCGAATACTCGCAATTACTAAGTGAAGCGGGATTCAGCGCTGAGGAGTTCGCGGGTCAAATGGCAATCGCAGGTCAAGAGGGATTGTTTAATACCGACAAGATTGCAGACTCGATCAAAGAAGCTCAAATCAGACTAAAAGCAGGGGATACTGCAAAGGCATTTACTGATATTAAAAACCAATTGCCTCAAGCGCTTGGTTCAACTCTTGGGAATCTTGAGCAACTTGCATCTAGTGGTCAAATCACAATCAAAGAATTCTTGCAAAAGTCAGGGGAATCAATCAAAACGGCTTTTGATGCAGGTCAAATCTCCGAAGCGATGGCGACTCAATTACAAGTAGCCGTAGCCGGAACGCCCGCCGAAGATATTGGAGTCGAAGCGTATAATAAAATGTTCGGCGCTCCAATACCAACTGAAGAAATCAAGAAGAAAGCAGCGCAAGCGGGTCAAGATGCTATGAATGCTGCAGGTCAGTATCTTAGTTTTGATGTCGTTGGTCGTAACTTGTCGCTTGCATTCGAGAAAGGCAGTGCGATGGTAGTTGGTGGCTTGTCGCAAACTTTTGGAATGATTGCAGAGGCCGTAGGGCCTACTATGTCAAATTTGATGGATACATTGACTGGTTATTGGGAAAGATTATGGTCTGTTATTGGCCCGATTGCTGCCTTAATTGGTGGTTCTATAATTGCCAATATAGTATATGCACTCAATGCAGTCATGGTGACTATTGATGTTGTGTATTCAGTGTTAAGCGAAGCATTCGACGCTATTGCAAACGCACTTCAACCCTTGATTCAAGTATTTAAAGAAGCATTCGGTCTTGACGGCGCTCTTGGTGAGGGTATGGATGTCATGCAAATGTTTCAGGAAGGACTGAATCTCATGACTGAAATTATGCGCGAAGTCGGCGGTATAGTTGCCGATATTGGCGGGCTTATCATTGAGTTTCTTATCACACCATTCCAAACGCTTATCGAAGTCATTGCAGATGTTACGCGTTCTATTGCAGGGTGGATATCGACAAATGATTCAAGTACCGAATCAATGAAGGAATCAGGAAAAGCCGCGCAAAATAGCAAAGGCTTTATCGATACTCTACGACAAGCATTCGATAACATCCGAGGAACTATCGGAGGAGTTCGCGAGTCATTTATTCAAATCAAAACTACTATTGGTGAGTTTTGGGATGCTATTACGCAACTTGATATTCAAAAGGCGCTCTCTGCATTCACTGGTTTTGGTGATAAACTTACTCAAGCGTATGACAAGGGATTTAATGCTACAAAAGACAATATTAATAAGACTCGCGAAGTTGAAAAGAAAGCCGAAGCCGAAAGAGCAGCCGAACAAGTAGAAGCTGAAAAGAGAGCAGCTGCTCCAAAAGCAAAAGCACCTGCAGGGGAAAAGAAACCCGCAGGCGAGCCTGCAGAATCAGAGTATAAAAAAGCTCTTGCACGATATAAAAGCTATATTGATGGAATCGAAATATACCGCAAAGAGCAAATTACTAAATTTGACGCACTAGGACTAAACAAAGAAGAGATACAACTCAAACTATCTCAAGATCCTAATGCAGCACCGACTGCAGATGCTTTGACTAAGACCATAGAAAATACATTCGGAACTACTCGAGACGCGCAAGGCAATCTTGTACTTGGTGTAAAACTTGGTAAAACAGAAAACATTGCAGAGGCTACTCTTAATGTTCGCAAGTTACTTACTGAAGTAGGTAAATTTGAGGTAAATATACCAGTAAAGATACCAGACTTCAAAGATGTAATTAAAGAATTCGATACACTCGCAAAAGACATAGCAAAAAATACCGAATCCTTAGTGCCTAAAACCCTCGCTACGAGTCAAGAGGCGCTCGATGGTACTATTGCGACGGTTCAGCAATATATCGACTTCATAAAGCTTCAGAATGACGAAATTGCACTCAAGCAAGCAGAGGCGATTGCGGCGGGTAATCAAGATGCGGCCGATAAATTCGAAGAGTCAATCCAAACCAATATCCAGAATATCAATTTGCTGAGTTCTAGACTAGATCGGTTCGGAACTGAAAGCAAAACGGCAATCGAGAAAGCCGCCCGCGAGTCTACTCTCGAATTCCAAATACAGACCGCTTTGCAAACTAGCATTCTTGATGCCTTCAACTCGGAGAAAATCAGAAAAGAAAAAGAGGCTAATGATGCCATAAGAGAGGAACGCCTCGGAGCCCTCAATGCTGAAGAGGATGACTTAACAAAGAGCCTTGCAAAGAGAGAAATTAGCTTTGAGGATTATGCTGCTAAGATTGCAGAAATTGACGCACAAAGAAAGCAAGTCGAAGAGCAAACCGAAGTAACTTTCTTGCAAAGACTAAAAACAGTTGGAGATCAGACGGCTTCACAAGTTGCGACTTCGCAAAGCAAAATATACCTTGATGCTGCAAAACAAAGAAATGACAAACAAGTTATTCTTGATAAGAACCTTGATGATGCAAAGAAAGAACTTGCAGCTTTGTCAGGTAAAGGCACACTTGATCAGTTTGCAGCAGCTCAAGAAAAGGTAAACAAAGCACAAGAGGAAGCTGCTAAAAATGAAGCTAGAATATATGGCGTAAGGACTGCAGACTTTAACGAATTTGTCGGTAATACACTTAGTAAATTTTCAGAACTCGCAGCAACTGGTAAAGCCACCCTAGCAGACTTTGGAAATGCAGCCGCGGGCGCGGCGTTTGATGCCGTCTCAAAGATGATACCATCATTCGTAGCTGGTATTTTAGGAAGCTCGATTACCACACTCGGACCTGTATTCGGACCTCTTGCAGCTGCAGCATTAACAGGAACGCTCTACGGATTACTTGGACTTGCCAGAGGCGCTCTAGGCTTCAAAGACGGTGTCGTAGGCCTAGAAGGCCCGGGAGATGAAAGAAGCGACTCTATACCCGCTTGGCTATCGAAAGGCGAGTCAGTTATTACAGCCGCGGGTACGCGTGCAAACCGCCAAGAACTCGAATGGATGAATAATAACCCCGGTATGAGTATTCGTGACTACTTTACTTCAAACGCTCCGCAAATGCGCTATTCAGTGCAAGAGGATGGCAATCTAATCCAAGAGGTTAGAAAGCTTCGCGAAGAGACGCGCGGGCTAGGTAAGCAAATCAACCGAAATACACACGTCGAAATAAGCGGCGCTCTTGTAGCCGATAATAACTCAATAAAGGCCGTGATCGAAAGAGACCGCCGCCGTAATGCAAGGAGAGGATAATATGTCTTGGAGATATTGGGTCAAATTCGAAGGGTCAGACGATCCGACCTTTGCATCGATAAATACACTTGGGGTTGAGTTACCTGTTTTCGGGATATTGCCGACCTTTACAGTCGAGTCCTCGAATGAAGTTAGCATGTCAGGAACGGAAATAGGACAGCGCCGAATCAGGATAGCACTTGAAGTAGATTGCATCCCGGTAAGTACATGGGACTACGGCACGGTAAATAGTGATAATGTGTATTACCTATTGCAAGAGATTCTGCAAAAGAAATACACTCGCATAGTAGAACCGACCCCGCCGTATCAAATGCCTAAAAGGTATCAGTCCACAAGCTCTTTCACTTACTCAAAAGCGCTTATTCCGTTTGTCTTTGCACGATGCGACTTTAGCAACGAAAAACAATGGGCTTCAGGGCTTGAAAAGTTTACTATTACTTGCTATCGTAGGGACTTGATCTAATGGCATTATCAAACCAAAGATTTGTAACTACTTGGACTTCAGAGGATAGCATTCAATGGCGTATGTATATCATACCGAGTAGTGTAGATTACATTACCCCCGCCTTGAGTTCGAATGTGACGCTCCCTAGTGAGTTTCTGCTTAGGGATATGTCTCTCGATACCGAGCTAGGAAGCATCCCCGCGGGTCTTGTTAGCCAAGTACTCAAGATAAATGTCAATATAGCCGCTTTGCAGGGCACTACAGCGCTGAATGATTTGCGCGTTGACTTATTGCAAGGGACTACGACAAAAAAGCGCCCCCTCAATAGCGATGGAACGCCATGGATAGATGCATTCACTACGACAGAGCAAACTGAATTCGATGCATTCAATACTTTTGTTCTGCAATACAATGACGGCTCTGGATTCAAGACCGCTTTTATCGGATGCCAAAAATACAGCGCCGAAAATGAGCTCGAAATAACCGCGCTTGATAATGTGATAACCTTTACAATTGAAATTTACGACATACAACGATGCATAGGAGAGGCAATAACTCCTCATATATGGTCGCGATTGCTAATGAGGGATGATACAACCGTCAATTATTCAGCATCGGTAGCCTTAAGCGAAAACACGCAATTTAATCAGTTATATTCGGGATTTATGCTTGATGACCCGAATACTGGTTATGCAATGCTTGATATTTTGCCCGATGGATTCTCGATGTATATCAGTACATTCGCAAGGCTCAAAACTAAGATAGGTGAAATGTACTCAAAATACCTCAGAGCACTTACAGGTAAATTGACCGCGTCCTTCGTATGTCATGACATATTTACTTACTCGGTATTTCTTAAAGATTCAAGCAATAACTTTATTTTGCCTCAGTATCTTTGTTATGTATCCGAAATTTACGATAACCAAGGTCAACTCGTAGGCGGCGCTCTTGGTGATTCTAAGATGTTTGCACAGTTTACGAATTTCTACGAAGCATATAAGATGCTTTGCGATAATGCTCTTGAAACTGTAAGACCTACATATAGCTTCACAAGCGGAAATCCAGATGCTTATACTATTACAATGGTATCAAGTAATCCTTATCCAGTGCTTGCAACGCCGTCAATTACATTCGATCAGGATAATACATATAGCAATTTCAAAATAAAAATGTTTAGCGAAGTGCTTAATCAAGTGACTACGGAAGTTACAAGCATAACGGGAAATAGTGATACAACTTCATTCCCAAGCGGTAAACAAGGGACAAGCGGCGATAATAGCAAAGACTTGAAAATCATGTTTCATAATGTGCCTCAATTGACAAGCCGTTCTGCAAATCTTGCATCCTATGCAGATATACCGTACTCGTCATTCATAAAATGGCAAAGAAATACGATAAATAGTGGATACTTGCTATACTTTGAATCAAGTACTATAATCATAGTTCCAAAGCCTATCGTAAATGTATTTTTTGGCAGTGAAGATTACGCCGCCCCAACTGATACAAGCCCTTATATCGATCCAAGTACGCAAGTAATTTGGAAGCAACAAAATGCTTGCCTCCCTCAAACTATATCAGAGGCTATGGTCACTTTCTTAGGTCGTAAAAAACAAGCCGAAGCGACTCTAACAACAAACTTCACTACTGCAAAGTTTACAGAAGTAGGTAAACGATGTACAATTGACCTTGTAGACTATAATACGCTCTTGGAATCTATCTACGGCGAAGAGACTGCGCTTGCAGTTATGACAAAGCACTCGCATAAAGTCTATGAAGGTATGGCCGATATTACACTAAGAATCGACGCGGAGTCCGAATGAAATTTAATGAACCCGTAAGACCTTCAGGTATTGGAAGAAAGCAAGTAGCTTTTTCAATGCCCGATATGCCTAGTAGCCTGACAATAGTCGAGCAACAAGACAATGAAGAAATAAATAACATAGAAGAGAATCAAGCCGTACTTGCACAAGCCGTGCAAAGTGCCCGCGTAATTGCTTATTCCGCTGCAAGTAGTGCAATTAGCAATAATATGAATGAAGTATGGGGCATTAAGACCGTAGTGCCTTGGACTCATACCATAAATGCTCAACACCTCGGCACTAGCCTCATAAAATGGGAATCAGACCCGCGAAATGAAGCCTATGGAATAAATACAAGCCTTGCGTATATCGATACTGAAGACCCGACCATTATTAGAGTCCGAAAAAAAGGATGGTATCTAGTCAATGTGATCTTTTTACAGACCGAGTGGTATCATAACAACTCAATATATTATCTTAGAGCGCTCGCAGTTGATCAGCAAGACTCATTCTATACCATGCAAGATGTTTGCATTACAGATACATACCCTGTTTTGCGCCTCTCGACGCTTATCGGAGTTCCAAGCGGTAATAACCTAGGAAAACCAAGCACGACAATCGATGGTGGAATACAGATAGAATTTAGAAGCCAAAACCCCGGGCACGGCGCTGAAGTATACGAGCTTGACGATGACAATGTCGAAGCGCAACTTCAGATAATTTGGCTAAGACCTTTTGAAGATGAAAATACTTACAACTTTGCATGAGTGATTATGAATAATCGGTATCTCGGTAGCATTGGAAATGATAATTATAAATCAGAGTTTGACTTCGGCGTATTAACAGGAAGTTATAGCACACTAGATGTACTAACCTCTGGTAATATACCATCTTATACCGGTAGGACTGGTCAATCATCTGGAGTCATTGAAGCAATTTACTTTAAAATTATAAATGCAGTTCCGGTAGGTTCTATGTATATCTTTGGCGCTCCGATTGATCCACCAGCGCAAAACGCGCCAAGAGACTTTACTGCGGAGCAAATGGATAAGTTTGTTGGGCTTATTACTCTATCATCAAATGAGTATAGATCAACTTCGGATGGATACGTTGTATACAAGACAATTGATATGCCTTACGTTACTCAGCCAGATTCAAATGCGCTGTATATTGTATTTGTAATCAGTCAAGCAGATGGTTATTTTGCAACCTCGAAAGTTACAGGACACTTCATTCTAAAAAGAGATTAAACATGGAATTTTATACAGGTAAAACAGGACAAGATAGAGTATTAAGAGCCTTTGACTTTGGAACGCTCGATACCGCCGCATATGCTGCAAATGACATTCTAACTTCAGGCGCTATCTCAATTGACGCGGCTAGATTCCTTGGGTTTTCAGGTATGATGGAACGCATAATACTAAAAGAAACCTCATCGGGTACAGTTCAAGTCCCAGCTTTGCGCCTTTGGTTTTTCGGATCGGCAATTACACCAGCAGCGCGGAATAGCCCGCAAGCCTTTACAAGCGCTCAAATGGATCTTATGGTAGGCTATGCAGATATTGCAGAAGCTGACTGGATAGCAGCGGGTACAGGCGTAAGAATATTGCAAAAGAATATAGCAATTGAATATGTATGCCAGCCTACAAGCAAAACGCTTTACATGGTTCCCGAAATCAAAGACGCTAATACTTTCGCATCAGGTGCAACCATCAAAGGTCAAATCGTACTGAGACGCGATTAATGGTCATTCGCATAACAGACCCAAAAGAAGAGCGGGCAATTAGAGCCTATGCTATTCGCAAGAAGCTACCAATAAATAAGGCCGTATCTTTGGCCGTAAAAGAATGCGATCAGCTTCTTATGGCACAAGGCGAGATAGCAACTTGTAAATTCATGCTGAAAGTCATGAAGGAAGACTACTATAATAAAAAGCCCTGAAAGTTTATGGCTTTCAAGGCTTCAGCTCTGGGGGGAGACACGCGGCTATGATAGGCCGCTGATTGCAATCTAACCAAAAAAACCGTATAATGCAAATAAAAAAAAGGCTACCTTCCCCGGGTAGCCTTTTCGCACGCCAATGCTTTGAGTATTTGGCCACCTGCAAAATTGAGCATGATGACAAACAAATATACTAAAATGATTCAAATAGAAATACATAAAATTTCAGGCCAGAGCTACCGCGCCGCCGTCCCCTCTCTAAATGCAGTCGTAAATCTTGCACAAATTTGCGACATAACGAAAATTTTTATTTTTGCCATAACTCCCAGAGAATTCAACTACTTACGCTCTTTGCACCTGCCCTCGAAAGTAGAAATAATTAGATAATAAAAAAAAAGACTTGACAAGTATTGTTTTGTTTCGTAAGTTCGCACCGTAATTAACAACGCACTAACAAACGGAGTGAACGCGATGAAACTCAAACCACACAAAATTTACAACTCTTTCGCCGAGGCAATGGCTGCAATCTTCTTGCATCCTCCAGGCGAGGCTCAAGTCATGCCATATAACGGCAAATGGGTAATCCTCAAGCGAGGTGCAAAATGAAGCCCGAAACCAAGCAGGCGATATTCGAGATGGCCGTCGGACTCTTCGGCGGCCTGTTTTTAAGCTACTTAATTGTTTACGCAATCATTAATGGACTAGTACGATGAAACTCAAACCTTGGCATATGGTGGTAATTTTTGCACTTTGCTTCGTAGCAATCCGAGCTTATGACTTTTGGCTATACGGACAGGAGATCAAATGAGTGACTGGCTGACTATTCGCGAAGCCGCCGAATTATTCCAAGTATCAAGGCGGCTCTTGCACTATATGGCCGTCGGACGGCCTGCAAGTAAAGTCCGAAACGAAAAAGAGGCGGTTCTAAGACAAGTAAAGCAAGTGCCCTACGGCGAAAAGACAATGTATCTATTAAACTATAACGAATTAAAAAAAATACTAGGAGCGAAGAGATGAAAACAATGGCAAAACACACTATGCCCGCCGCGCATAGAGCAACTGAAGAACTTCGCGAGGCATTAAGCCCGCAAGACTTCGCAAAAGTAGAGGATATTCTACGCTATGTGAGACAAACAGAGAATATGCAATTTCAACTCGCATGGAGATACGGGCAAGAAGGCAAAACCTTCGATGAGTTTATGGCAAGTTTTACTAAACAAGTGCCCTTTGTGAACTGGGGCAATAAAATCTAATTTATTAAAGGAGTTGAGACATGAATGAATGCGATATCGACACAATGGCAGAGGTCGAACAAATGAAATGCCGAGAGGCAATTGCTAGACACATGAAAGCAACAGAAAGAGTCCGAGCACTTGAGAAAGAGCTTGAACAAGCAGAGAACGAACTCGAACAAGCAACAGAACAGATGCTACTTTTAGGCACTGATTACGAACGTTAATTTATTAAAGGAGTTGAGACATGAGACTAATCACACAAACAGGCGGGATGCAAGTAAACGGGCTGAATGTCCTAATCTACGGCGATCCCGGAATCGGCAAGACCACACTCGCGAATACCGCACCGAATCCAATTGTATTGGACTTCGACCGAGGGCTTCATAGATCCTCACTACTCAAGAACGGCCTGCAGTTCGAGTCATGGCAAGACTTGCTAAATAACAAGGTTGAACTTGATAGCATCCTAGCCAAGCATGATACGATCATTATCGATACGGCGGGCACTGTTATTGAATTAATGCAGATGCACCTTACTATCAATAACCCCGGACTTCTTCGCAATACGATCAAGCTATGGGGCGAAACAAAGAGAACATTTCAAGAGTTTTTTACACCTCTTAAGCTTAGTGGTAAGAATGTAGTTTTCATTGCACATGCCAAAGAGAAAGAAGAAGGCGATATGCGAATTAAACGCCCTCTCATACCGGGTGCAAGTTATGACCTACTTATGCAGTCATGCGACCTAGTAGGATACTATACTACGCAAGGCAATAAGAGAGTATTGACATTTGACCTCTCTGATAGCATCGTAGCTAAAAATTGCGCGGAGATTGCACCCGTTCATGTAGATGGCTTGCACTCTATGACTACTTGTCTTGCCGATATTTTAGAACATACCAAAACGGCAATAAGCAGACGCTCCAAAGAGCAAGAGGCAGCAATTGCCTTGGTCAGCGAGTGGTCCGAAAAGGCAAAAGCCGCAAAGGATGCTAATAAATTCGTTTCAGACTTAAGTAAAGCGGGGTTAGAGGATGCTTTAAAGCGCGCGGTTTGGGCTTCAGTCGTGACTACCTTTGGAGAGCGTGGCTTGACTTGGAATAAAGAAAGCGGTAAGTTTGAAGAGGTGGTGAGATGATTTGGAAATATATGACAGAAAGAATGCTAGAAGAATTAGAAGAAGAATATAATTATGTATGGAAAAAGAATAATGAAATCTATAAAATCTTTCAAGATTCATCCTTCATGGAAATTCCTGAATACGATAGGGTGCAACTTGAAATGCAATACTGCGCTCAAAATCTATATTTAGATATTTTGACAAATAGGCTGGAGTTTCATGGTGAAAATATGCATAGAAAATCTGGTCTAGTATACAATGAAGTTAGATATAAAGAACCAAGGTAGGAGAACAACAATGACTAACACATTCGAAGTCTGGGGCGCATTCGATGAAGACGATGTGCTCCTAGACTACTCGCTATCCGAAGAGGATGTCAGAGAGTGGGCTTATGATCGCTTTGAGAAAGAGATGGTAAGCATAGCCAAAATGACAATACATGAACGCGAGCTTGTTAAGATTCGCAATTTAAGAGACCCGTATCAGGAGATGATAGATGAGTAAAACCGCAATGCAGACCCTACGCCAATCACTCGACTTTGCATATTATGAAGCTTCAGTGACTCGGACACCAGGCGAAGTATTATCGCAAATCAGATTCCAAACAGTTGACCTTGTTGCAAAGGAACGCGAGCAAATTATCAAAGCATTCGAGGCGGGCGCAAAACTCAAAGAAGCTTGCACGCCGGAAGCGTATTATAGACTAGTATATGGACAGGAGGAAGTATGAGTAAATATTGGATGCCTATTGAGACAGCGCCGAAAGACGGGACAGAGATTCTGGTTATGTATCACCATTGTGGACAGCAGTTTGTTCATGTTGCATCATGGTGTTGGATAAATGAAGCAGAACGCGATTACAAAACAGACGGTGATGTGTGGAATACATATCAATTTAGCACTGTTGCGAACATTGATTTGGATGGTTTTTGGGAGCCTAAATACTGGCTACCATTGCCTAATGTTGAAGGCCTTATTGAAAATTGGAATAATGAATTAAAATTCCAATTGAGACCATCTGTAGAATGCTGTTATGAAAGAGATCCGCAAACTAAGCACTTGACATTGTGGATTGCATTAGATGATATCGAAGATGTGCAAGATTGTGAAGACTTAAGTGCGGTTGCAATTTTGACAAAGCGTGACCAAGAGGTTTTTTATATCCATGATACTACAAAGCACCTATTTCAAAGAAAACTTGATAGATACAAAGGAATATGGTATGATTAAAATCTCCGCAACCCAGCTCGAATCTTACCGCCGCTTTCTTGATGGTCTAATAACAGTCGAGCAGTTCGAGCGCTCACTTTTGAGACTCGATCCGCCTAATGCAATGATGCAAAGAGGTATCGCATTCCATGAGATGATGCAAACCGACAGCCCGCAAGAGTTCGAGGGACAATTTAGCGATAACTGCATTATTAATGCCCGTAATTGCATGGATTACCGCTCGCGAGTGTTTGAGTATAAAGTTCGCCGCGTCTTCCGTACTCAATTTGGTGATATATCAGTTACAGGCGTTGCAGACCAACTTATCGGGCTTGATGTTGTGGAAATCAAAACCAAGTACAGTACAATCAGTTTTGATGACTATTATAACTCTCTGCAATGGCGAGTATATTGCGAGCTATTCAACGCGCCATATGTCCATTACAAGATATTCGAGTTCGATTCACCTGAAGCGATGGACTTTAAAAACAAAGCGGAATACTCATTCCCGAGACCCGCGTACAATTACGAATATGTCCGAAATATGATACACTACTTGCATGAGTATATCTTAGTTCGAGGCCTTGATAAAGAAGATGTTTTGCAATTGAAAGAAGGAGTAGCAGCATGAATATAAAACCAGTTCCCGTACCACCGGAACAAACAGCATTTAAAAAAGGAGTACCTATGAGCCAGCAATTAAGACAAGAAAGAGAAATCGTAGAGAAATCTGCAATCAAACATAAAGCCACACCCGATGAACTTGGAGCGCCGAGGAAACGCGGGCGCAAACCAGGTGGAACTAATAAGCCAAAGCCTGAAGCAAGAATAAACAAAGGCTTGGATTGGATACCATCTGAATTTGTAAAACACGCTCGCGAAGTGTTAACCATGAATATACATGATAAAGTAAAAATCAAATTCTTAGCTTACATTATTGCAATGCATGAAACAGGTGAACTATGAAAATCTCCGCTCTATACAAAGAAGTAGCAGGTATCGAGACTTCGCTTAAGCTAGGAGTTCCATTGTCTCAGCAATTACGAGAGGAACGCAAGGTAATTGAGAAAACTGCAATCGGATACCAAAAGAGCAAAGGCGAAGGACTCACACCAGATGAAAGACAAGGCATTACTCCGCTTGCTCTCAAGTTACCACACGCAATGGCGGATAGATTCCGAGCACTTGCAAAGGCGCAAAATATCTCACAAAGAGAGCTATTCCGCCGAGCACTAACTAAATACTTCAAAGATTTCGAGGATGTAAAATGAATTCAGTGTTTTTACTAGATGAGGGGGAAGGTCTACCGACCCCCTTCATCAAAGGCAAAAGCCTATCAGAGCAACTACGAGAGGAACGCGAAGAACTCGAACGCAAAGCAAACCAAGCGATAAAAACTAACAACAAACTTGCAGATTATTACTTTGCAAAACAAAAGAGGCCGCAGCTTCAATACGCTCAAATTAACCACAAAACCAAAAGCGCTCACTTTATGAAACGAGGCATAGACTTTGCCTTCGCAAATCCATACGCGGAGCTATCCGGGCTTGAAGTCGAAGTGCTCAAACACTTTCCAACAAATCACACTCTTAGAGACAAGGTAAGATTCCAAGAGCTAATAGCAGCAAAGCGGATGTTTATATTCTTTGCAACCGTATATCTGAAGCTTACATCATTCAAGATCGCCGAATACCTAAACATGAATCGCTCGACTCTTTCGCATCATATTTACGCGGCTATGGACGAGCTCGATACTTACTCGCAAGTGCAACTAACAGCCCAAAAAATCGAAGACTATCTCTGGACTCGACATGAACAATTTAGATCGTGAAACTACTTTACAAGTCGGATATTACATTGAGGAAAAAGTATGCCCTTACATCCGATCGGTCACATCAGTGATCTCGCGCAAGATACAAACCCTAAGCCGCTGGCTACGCTCCCGCTTTCTGCGATTCTTAAAATAGAACGCGAGGAATTGTTCGGAAATCGAACAAAGAAACCGCGCGGGCGTGTTCGAAAACTGAACACGGCCCAACTCTATGAAGTATCCGAGCGGGTTATTGAAGTAGTCGCAGAATATTACGGCGTATCAGTTCAGCATATCCACCAGCGCCAAAGCTTTGCGCGCCATGTGGCAATAACAATATGCTATCAAGACTTTGCATTCACAATGACGGATATCGCTTTTATATTTAATTGCGATCGTAAATTACCTATAATTGCAGCCCGAAATATCAAACACGAGCGCATACTAGACCCGAACTTCAACGAAATCTACTTACAACTTATTCGCAAGGCCAAGGCATGAGAATCACTGAATACACCAGCGCACAAGCTACTGAACAAAAGGACTTCAGAGACATTGTGCAGTTTTTTTGGGATATCAAAAGAGGGAGGTGGGAGGATATAGTAACTCCCTACCGTAATATGAAAACCAAAGAAGAACAAAAAGCCGCTAAAAGCAAAATGCCAGCTTTTGCAATGTCAGGAGAGTTCCAAGGCAGAGGCGTCGCATCACTGGTCAAACATAACGGCGTCATCTGCATGGATATCGATGATCAAGACAATATAGACATAAATGAAAAGATTGACAAGCTCCGAGCCGATAAGCATATCCTAGCACTTCATATGTCACTCGGAGGCTATGGATACGCTGCTTATTTTAAGATTGACCCAAACAAGCACCTCGAATCATTCGAAGGCCTTGAAGACTATCTACTGGAAAACTATCAACTCGAATGCGATCCATCATGCAAAGATATAAGCCGATTGCGTTTTATATCCTATGATCCTAACATAGTCACTAATGATCCGGATAAAGTACCAGTATTCACACGATATAGAAAGAAAGTAGTTCAAACAGCGCCAAAGGTTATGCACGCCATAATCGAACCGGATGTAGAGCACATGATCAAACAACTCCGAGCAAGACGCATCGATTTAGTGAATGACTATGGCGATTGGGTTAATGTCGGTAGAGCACTCGCTACCGAATATGGTGAACGCGGCCGCGACTTCTTTCACCAAATATCTGAAATCAATAGCAATAAATACGACGCTCAAAAGACTGATAAGAAGTATGACAATATCCTTGCAACTAATAAAGGGGTCATAGGTATTGGAACTCTATTCTATCTATGCAAAAAGTATAACATTGACATTCAAACAGAAAGAACAAAGAAGTGGGAGGCTGCAGCTACTTCAATGGTGCGTAATGGACGCATGAGTAAAGATGATATCAAGCGCTCTGTTGGTAAACTTGCCGAATCTGAAGGCGAAGACCCAAAAGAAGCGCTGGAAATAGCAGAGAAAGTCATAAATACACCCAAAGAGCAACTCAAAAAGGAAAAAGACGATAATATCATACCTCTTATGAAGGTAATGCTAAAAGAGTTTGATCTCAAACGCAATGAATTAACTCATGAAATCGAATATAAAGGCAAAGCGATTACTGATACAGATATGAATAGCATTTACATCCAATTGACCGAGTCTCTTGGGCCTAAATGCACGCAAACATACTTTAATGCCATTATTTACTCGGACTTTATACCTACATACAACCCATTTTTAGAGTTTTTTGAGTTACATAAGAGTAAAACAGCCCAAAACTGCATAGAAAAATTAGCTAATTGTATAACCTTTGATAATCAAGGTGCTCCATACGAAGAATACGAGGCTTATGCACATAGATTCCTGCAAAAGTGGATAGTATCAATCGTTGCATCCATGCACGGTACTTATTCTCTCTTAATCCTGGTCTTAGTTGGTGGTCAAGGGATAGGAAAGACTAATTTCTTTCGTTGGTTACTACCAAAAGAGCTAATTAACTACTATGCAGAGTCAAAACTTGACCGAGGGAAAGACGATGAAGTCCTCATGTGTAAAAAACTGATTATTTGTGATGACGAATTCTCCGGGAAATCCAAATCTGAATACAAGCATATTAAAGACATAAGTTCAAAGCAAACAATTACTCTTAGATTGCCGTATGGACGCACTACGCAGGACTTTACACGCTATGCCGTGCTTTCAGGGACTTCAAATGACCTTGAGATCATAAACGACCCTACAGGGAACCGCCGTATCGTGCCCCTAAACATAAAGTCTATTGACTTTGACGCATATAATGCAATCGACAAGGCGGACTTATTCATGGAAGCATATCGCATCTATCACACTGAAGGTAATAGCTCTTGGCAACTCACTAAGGCTGATATTGAAACACTTAACCAGCTATCTGCATATAATGAGCAAATCGATACAGTCGAAGAATCAATCATGATGTTTTTTACGCAAACAGATGATTCATCCGAAGAGAATTGTAAGACAACAACCGAAATAATTGCACATATGATGCAATTTACAAAGCTCCACTTCAATCCGCAAAGGGTTGGTATCGCAATGAAGAATTTAGGCTTCGAGAGGATCACCAAGCGCCGAAATGGCAAGCCGGTGAAGTGTTACAAGGTAAAACAAGTCCTTACTACACCATCCTACTACGGTATTAATGGGTAAATTTAACAAAAATTGCCCTATTCAAAATGTAGTAAGACTTAGCAAAAAAAAGGCCTAAAACTATTATACAATTACATATACATATAGGCCAATATACTAGTACTCTTATTATTCTATAATAGTTTATTTTAAATAATTACTTACTACACTTACTACACTTATGTAAGTCACTAAATTACAACAATTTACGATGTAGTAAGACTTAAAAAACTCTTACTACACTCTTACTACACTTACTACATTATGATTTCACTTAGACCATACCAAGAAATTGCTATCCAAAACCTTCGACAAGCCTATGCTGATGGCCATAAAAAAGTAATTCTTTGCGCTCCGACTGGAGCTGGTAAGACAATAATGTTCTCTGCTATTGCACAAAGCGCATTGCAGAAAGGCAAAAGAGTCATGATCTTGACCGACCGAGGCGAGCTGCTATGGCAAGCAGGCGGGGCGCTTAACAACCTTGCTATCGTTCCCGAGCTTATTACCGCCGAGACTACCAGAGTTAACTCAAGCCAGCGAATCTTTGTCGCTATGATCGAGACGATATACCGCCGAGCTGAACAGCGGATCTACAGCGAACTACTTCAGAGCGTTGACTTATTCATATTTGATGAATGCCATAAGCGAACATTCGACAAGCTCTTCCCTCTTCTTCCCTCTCATGCGAGAGTGCTCGGAGCGACGGCCACGCCATACCGAGAGGGGAAGGGAACGCCGTTGACCGACATCTATACTCACATGGTCGAAGCTTCAACTATTCCGAGCCTTATCTCCGATGGCTACTTAGCCAAGCCTTCTTACTATTCCGTGCCTATCGATTTAAGCGGCGTAAAAACCAAAGGCAATGACTTTGATGCTGATTCACTAGGAGCCGAATACTCAAGAATGCAGATATTCAAGGGAGCCGTGCAAAACTACCAACGATGGACACCGAATACAAAGGCGATAGCTTTTGCGCCGAATTTGAAGAGCGCGGCTGAACTCTATGCAGAATTTAAGAAGGCGGGACACCCTGTAATATCATTAGACGGATCTGCGGGGCGCGTAGAGAGGCGAAACGCTCTTAAGTGGTATAAAGAGACACCCGCCGCGGTTTTAATCAATGTAGGGCTTTTTACCACAGGTTTTGACGAGCCGAGTATTGAGACGGTAATTTTATACCGAGCTACCAAGAGTTTGCCGTTGTTTCTTCAGATGGTAGGACGCGGCTCTCGGACTTGCGAGGGTAAGGACAAATTCACGGTCTTGGACTTCGGGAATAACCTTTACCGTTTTGGAATGTGGGACGATTCTAGAGATTGGACTAAGCCACCAAAGAAGAAGCGGGACGGTTTGGCAGTTTACAAGAATTGCATTCATTGCGACGCGTTCCTATATGCCAGTGCAAGAGTTTGCTCGGAGTGTGGAAAACTTATCCCGAAAACAGAACGCGAAGTTCTAGAAGAGTTAGTTATATTGACAAAGCATGAGGCTCGCGAGATGGCACGGCTTGGAGGCTTGCCGGATTGGATAGCACTAACCAAGGCGGGCAAATTACATCCTTTGTATGTTCTGCAAAGTTTGTGTAAATTGCGAACTGAAGCCGAGGCTTACCGAGATGCGATGGGATATGCGAGAGGCTGGCTATTCATTCACAAAGATAAAACGAGGCATTTGGTATGAGTAATGGAGTGATGAGAGTAGAGAGTAATTTACCTAGCAAGATTGAAGACCTTGCTCAGTTTGTGCTTGTTGGACGCGATAAGCTCGCGATGGTGAGGGCTGGTATCAAGGCGCTTGATAAGCTTGATGTAGCTGAGGGCGTTCGCCAGCAAAAGAAAGAAGAGGCTCAAATGTTAGCCGAGGCGCTTCTTGATGCCGAGGTAAAGATTGGTGAGATATTGGCGAGGATGCCAAAGGCGAGTGGTGGTGATAGAGGCAATCAATACACGGGTGGCAAAAGTTCCACTGCTGGAACATTTGGCACTTCTACACAAGCCCCTATCGAAACCAAAGAACAAGCCGTTGAGAAATTAGGCTTTGATAGAAAACAAGTGCATCGCTTTCAAACCCTCGCCGCTAACAAAGAGATAGTTGAGCAGATCAAGCAAGAGGCACGAGAGAATGATGATCTTGCTACAAGAACGGCGGTACTGCAGGTGGTGAAAGAGAGGGATAAGAAATTTAAGTTTGAAGAAGCTAAGACCACTTTCAATGCTGAAATCAAGCCCAAAAATATAGACCAGATTATCATTCATGCAGATTCAAGAGAATACTTGCAAAGTTACGACGGACCAAAGTTTGATCTTTTGTTAAGTGATCCGCCGTACGGCATGGATTTTAAGTCCGGATGGAGCGATAAAGAAAAGATTGCTAATGATAAGATTGATGATACTATTGAGCTTTTTGAAAGTGTACTATCGAAATCAGTAAAGCACTTAAAAGACGATGCTCACTTTTACCTATTTGGAAGTATAGATTATATTGGAGAATTGCGTCCAATAATTGAAAAATACTTAACATTGAAAAATATACTTATATGGGACAGGCGAGTTATTGGAATGGGAGATTTGAAGTCTTATGGCAAGTCTTTCGATGTTGTGTATTTTGGCATAAATAAAGTATGGCGAGATTTGAATGGCACAAGAGATAGAGATATTCTTTATTACAACCGATGCGACCCTGCAAAGATGATTCACCCAACTGAGAAGCCCTTGGATATGCTAGAATATTTGATTAAGAAAAGCACAAAAGAGAATGACTTAATTCTTGATCCTTTTGCTGGTGGTGGAAGTACATTAGTGGCAGCAAAGAATACAAATAGAAAATGCACTGGGATAGAGATAGAGAGTAAGTATGTTGATTTAATTAAGAGCAGATTATGAACTTTGATGATTCATTAGAAGAGATACGCAAGGGCTTTATTGGCGAGGGTATTGTTAGGGATTATCTTGCAAAGAGTAAATACGACTTTATGCAAATAGACATAGTCTGCGAAAAGGATGGTAATTACTTTATATGCGAAGTGAAGTCACAAGAGAAGTTTACAAAGCGATTACCCGACTACCCTTTTGACGGTCATGGATTACCGCCGTATCAAATGCAGAAAAGACTTGAGTTTGCAAAGCGTATAGATGCAAGGGCAGTATTATTCGTGTATGATACTGACGATGAGATTGTCTATTGGCAATATTTGGATGTCCTAAATGATTTACCTGATGATAAAAAAGTCTTGACCAAGACTGGTAAAAGAATAATATTTGATATCTCAACTTTCAATATATTACCGAAATGACTACCGAGCAATGGCTTAATGATATGATTGACGACATAGTCATGGAATACGGCGTCTCTCATGATATTGCAAGGGTTATGCTATTCGCTTGGCTTGCAGAGTTACTAAGATGGAGTCCTAAGTTTTACGCAATGATGGATTATTTGCTAAATGAGTAAAATACTTTCTCTTGGCGCTGGTGTTCAATCTTCGACACTTGCTTTGATGGCTGCTTTGAATGAGTTACCCTATACTGTTGATTGTGCTATTTTTAGCGATACAGGATGGGAACCAAAAGCCGTATACGATTGGCTTGATTGGTTAGAGACTCAATTGCCGTATCCTGTATATCGTGTAAATGCAGGGAATATACGAAGTGATATTTTAAGCAAAGCCGATGGCAATAACGAAAGACTTGCAGCGATCCCATGGTATACTTTGAATGAAAAAGGACAAAAGGGGATGGGAATGAGGCAATGCACAGGTGAGTATAAGATCCGACCATTACAAAGAAAAGTAGTGGAGATATTAGGTGGAAGGCCTAAAGGCGGATGCACAATGCTTATTGGAATAAGCACTGACGAAGCGCATAGAATGAAGCCTTCAAAAGTGCAATATATCAAAAATCAATACCCATTGATAGACAAAGGTATGTCACGAATAGATTGCTTAAATTGGATGCAATCAAAAGGATTCCCAAAGCCGCCGAAGTCTTCATGTATTGGATGCCCTTACCATAGCAATGACCAATGGAGAGCTTTAAGCTCTGAAGAGTTTGCAGATGCCGTGTTAATTGACAAAGCAATAAGGAATCAGCCCGGTTTTAAGTCTCAGCAATATATGCATAGAAGCTGCAAGCCTCTTGATGAGATAGACTTTAGGAATGAAGAAGAACATGGTCAAGTCAATATGTTTATCAATGAATGCGAAGGGATGTGCGGAGTATAGTATGACTGAACAACAACTTCAAGCGCACTGCTTTACATGGCATTGGAACGCGCGACCTGAAGAGCGCGGGCTTTTGTACATGAATCACAATAACCCCCGCGATGCGAGGCAAGGCGCTCAATTGAAGGTGATGGGTATGATATCGGGAGTAGCTGATATGACTTACCTATCCAAGAGCGGCCCGATATTCTTGGAGTTTAAGACTCCGACGGGCCGGCAAACGGACCGCCAAAAGTGGTGGCAGTCTCAAGTCGAAGCGGCTGGGTATCGCTACGAGATAGTAAGAAATTTTGAAGAGTTTGTAAAGTCCATAGATATTTGAGTATATTACACTTATGAATCATTACTACCAAAACATTCAAGGCTGGTTTGACTACGAAGAGATAATCAAGCTAGCCATAGACAAAGCCGAAGACGGCGCAAAGTTTGTAGAGATCGGAGCATGGAAAGGCAAGAGCGCCGCTTACGCGGGCGTTGAGATCATGAATTCCGGCAAGGCTATCACTTACTATGCAGTAGATCACTTCTTAGGCTCTGAAGAACATCGGAATCCCGTGAGTGACTTTTACGACTTTAAATGCCAAAGTGGCGAATTACGAACGGAATATCATGCAAATATCGAGCCTGTTAGTAAGGTGATTAAAACCTACGATATGACAAGCGCTCAAGCGTCTAAGAATTTCAAGAAGCGAAGCGTTGACTTTATCTTTATTGACGGCTCGCATGATTACGACTCTGTTTGCGTAGATATTGAGATATGGCTACCGAAGCTCAAGCCGGGCGGAATGATTGGCGGTCACGATTATACGACGCATGAAACAGTAAAGAATGCAGTAGATACTTATTTTACGGACTTGCAAATTATCGGCAAGTCATGGTTATACATTTCTAGGAGTGAAGAGAATGGCAAAGATTGAGATTAGCGGAGAGGTAGTGTATGTCGGAGCGCCTGTAAAGTATTCCGATAAATTCACCAAAGCGGAGATCGTGGTAAAGGATTCGACAAGCAAGTATCCCGAGTTTATCAAGTTCGAGGCAATCAATGACAAGGTCGAACTCATGCGAGGGTATCCAGTTGGTACTCAAGTAATTGCAGAGGGCTTTGTCGGTGGTAAGGAGTATCAAAAGAAAGAGGGCGGGATTGGATACATAACAAGTATCAAACTCGCTAAGATTTACGAAAACAAGCCCGCGCCTGTAGAGGTTCCCGATGCTATACCATTTTGACGATAGCTTTGATGAGATGCCTACCCTTGACTGGGAGGAACTCAAAGACAAAGACTTCAAGACCGAGATCATGAAAAACGGCGTGCCTTACGAGGCGCGCCTGTTTCTCGCAGGTTCGGGATGGAAGCTGAAGTTAACCAACAAGATAACAGGCCGATACGCTTTGGAGCTTCGCTTCCGTAATATGAGTCTTAACGATGCGATGGTAAAGGCGGAGTTTTACATATTGGAGAACTTGGAATGAGACTTGAAGTAATTATTCCCTATCGCAATCGCGAGGCTCACATAAGAAAGCAAGTGCCTCACCTCTTTAAGACGCTTGAGGCTCAAGGCTTGGACTTTGGTATTACCATTGTAGAGCAAGAAGAAGGCAAGCTCTTTAATACGGGCATGATGAAAAACATAGGATTCCTAGAGTCTCAGCATGCTGATTACTTTTGCTTTCACGATGTGGATATGTACGCCAAAGACGCGGACTATTCACCAGTCTTTACGCCGACTCATTTGGCAAGGTATGTAGAGCAATACGAATGGGATATGCCTTACCGTGCTTACTTTGGTGGAGTGACGCTATTTGACAAAGATAGTTACCGCAAAATAAACGGCTACTCCAATGAATACTGGGGTTGGGCCGTTGACGATGACGATCTATATTGGAGATGCGTATTGACAGGCTTTGCAAGAAGGGAGGGCTGGTTCTACAGTGATGACCATGACCGTGAGAACTATGACAAATGGCAAGAGGAAAACTGGGCTAAGTTTCAGGCTTCGCTTTTGGACACTGAAGCTAAGAGCGGAATTACAACAACGGAATACACAATACTAGAGTCTGAGCAATTTAATCCACAGCTTAGACGCATTTTAGTTTCTATTTAGGAATAATCACAATGGATGCATTGAAGACCTTTGTCCCTTTGGTCGCATTATCAGTAATTGCACTTGGTGCGACCTTAGGAGTGGGAGATGGGAGTTTTAGCACATTCGCGGTCGGTCTTAGCAAGTATGCACTTGCAGTTGGGGCGGCGTGGTTTGTGGATTCGTACTTAATCAAGGAG